ACTATTATAGATAGTGAGCTGTATTTGTTTATTTTTTTTATTTTTACATTTTTCAAGTACAGAATCATAATTTTCAATAAATTTACTAACTATTGTAGGATAAAAATGATGAAATGGGTAAGGTAGGTTCGTCTTTTCTAGATATTTCAAAATGGAAATTTCAATGTTTTTGTATTCAAGTATCTCGTTGTATTCGTTTAGGTTTGGATGATCTACGGTAAAACCAGGCTCATTTAGTAATGGCGATTCATTTAAAATACTACTCAGTGTCAATAAAATGCTTCTAATAGATTGACACGAGCTCCATTTCTCTCCTTCCCACGTATTCAACAATGACAAACATACGTAACCGTTAATATATAGATTAGGGTTAAAACGAGTAAACCCGTCATAATTGTGAAATTTTACTTTGGGAGGACTAAATGGGTAATTATCTAAAAAGTTAAATTCAAAAAAATAAAATCCATTTTCATATGGTGTGCCCTTTGGTCCAAGAATAACTGCATAACCTTTATACATATTATCCTCTTCAGAGTAATAATATATATTTTCAATTGGATCATCCAACAGATCCTTGTAATCCAACAAGATCCTTTTAAGAGATCTATTCATTTAATATTTATATTTAGTTTCTTTAATTAATTATAACGAATTACTCAAAATCCAAAGATATAAAAAATTGAGATAAAAATAATCCTATATATTAAATTAAAAATGGAGTCTTTTCTTAAAAGATTCACAACTAAACCTGGAGAAGAACATAACTACACGAAAATCCCGAACCCCAAGTTTAATATTACCGGTGGTTCTTATTCGGTTCCCTTGAATGAGCTTCCTGAATTTTATTCTCTCTACAAGAAGCATGTTTTCATAGAAGGAAAACAAGCCTATTTGACGGAAAAACAGTTAGAGAATGGCCCGCTTGTAATAGATATTGATTTTAGGTATTCTGTGGAAGTAGAAGAGCGTCAACACACAATAGATCATATCACCAAATTTATTCTATTGATGCTAGATTGTATCAACAAGATTAAAATAAACAATGGCAAGGAGCTGAGTTGTTACGTGTTTGAGAGAGACAACGTGAATTGCCAAGAGAAAATAACAAAGGACGGTATACATTTGATGGTTGATTTGCAAATGGATGTAATCAGCAAAATTATATTACGAAAGATGATTTTGAAAGAAATCAATGATATTTGGTCAGATATTAAAACAACGAATTCGTGGGATGAGGTCATTGACGAAGGAGTTATCAAAATGCATTCTAATTGGCAAATGTTTGGATCTAGAAAACCTGGACATGAAGATTATAAATTGAAGTACATATTTGCATGCAATTACAGTACTGAATGGAATTTGACAGAAAGTAAAGTAACCAAGGAATGGATCTTGGATAATTTTGAAAAGCTCCTTGCAAGAAACACAAATTTGGTGATCATGCAGATGAATAATAACATAGAACAAGAATATGGTGATATAAAAAGCAATCGCAAAACTCCGACTAAGAATCAGGTCAAATTGATCACAAACATATCTAGTATAAAGCAGGCATATGATATAACAAACCAGGAAGAATTAGACGATTATGTAGAGGATTTTCACAGGGAACTAACAGCAACCGAATATACATTAAAAGAAGCACACGATTATACCATGATATTGCCAAGTGAATATTATGGTCCACAGAGTTATGATAAATGGATACGAGTTGGATGGGCATTAAAAAATACAAACAAACGATTATTTATAACATGGCTGAAATTCAGTTCACAGTCCACCGAGTTTGACTATTCCGATATTCCAGATTTATACGAGAAGTGGTGCGGGTTTGATACATATAACAAAGAAGGACTCACGTTGCGTTCTATCATGTATTGGTGCAAAATAAGCAACGAGGTTGAATACAGAAAAATATATGAAAAGACGTTGCATCATTTCGTAAATGTTTCAGTGCATTGCAATACAGATTACGACTTGGCATATGTGCTATATCAAATGTACAAGGAATCGTTCATTTGTGTCAATATCAAAGATTGTATTTGGTATGAGTTTATCAACAATCGCTGGCAACTAATAGATCAGGGACATAGTCTTCGGGCAAAAATTTCGGTTGAAATGTACAAAGTATATCACGATTATGCTTTAACAAAACAAGAATTAAAGGAGGAGATGGAGAAGATAAAGAAGACGTACTTCTTGCTGAAAAAAACGAGCAATAAGAATACAATTATGAACGAATGCAAAGAAATATTTTACGACAAAGACTTTTACTCTAAGCTCAATGTAAATGATTACTTGCTGGGGTGTAATAATTGTATCATTGATATCAAAAACAAGGAGGCCCGTAAGGGTAAACACGACGATTACGTGAGTAAAACGACTAATCTGGATTATAAACCGATGACATATTACGAGAAACACACGAAACCGATTATTGCTCAAATCAATACATTTATGGAACAGTTATTTCCAAACGCGAATCTTCGTACGTATATGTGGCAACATTTGGCGTCTACATTATTGGGTACAAACGAAAATCAGACATTCAATATGTATATCGGTACTGGCGCAAACGGTAAATCCATGCTCATCAATCTAATGTCAAAGGTGCTGGGTGAATACAAAGGAACGGTACCTATCTCTCTGGTGACTCAGAAACGAGGAAGTATTGGTGGAACTTCGTCTGAGATATATGCATTGATTGGTGTGCGAATGGCGGTGATGCAAGAACCCACCAAAGGCGACAAACTGAATGAAGGTGTTGTGAAAGAAATCACGGGCGGAGATCCAATTCAATGCCGACCTCTATTTCAAAACAGTATTACATTTCGCCCACAATGTAAATTGGTGGTTGCGTCCAATGTATTCTTCAATATGCAGGGTACAAATGATGATGGTACATGGCGACGTATCCGCGTTGTAAATTTTGGTTCCAAGTTTACAAAAAATCCATACCAAGATGCACAGTTCCCGATTGAAAAGTATCCGGATCAGTTCTTGATAGATACAAAACTAGAAGACAAGTTTGATTCATGGGCACCAGTAATGCTAAGTATGCTAGTTCAAATCGCGTTTCAGTATCAAGGAAAGGTACATGATTGTGATGAGGTCATGGCGGCAACACATATGTATCGTCAGTCACAAGATATTTACTTGGAATATATTAGTGCTCGTATTGTCAAGAACGAGATTGCTGGACAATACAGGCTTAAGATTAGCGTGGTTCAGGGAGATTTCAAGGATTGGTACAAACAACATTATGATAATAGTAAGACGGCGCCAGTAAAGGAGTTGAAAGAGAAAATGGAAGCAATGTTTGGAAAATGTCCAGCTGGCGGATGGAGCAATATTTCATTATTGATGGATTCAGATTAAAAGGACCTGCCCGGATTCGAACCGGGGTTGCGGGATTCAAAGTCCCGAGTGATAACCATCTACACCACAAGTCCACATATTGTATTGCAATATTTCTTTATATTAATTTAAAGTTGTAGTTTCAACTTTATTTTTATATGAATTAGATACGTTATTAGAAAACATTGCCGTTTGAGATATGTTTGTATCTATGAATGCATTCTTGGGACCACTGTATTGTGCTGGTGGGTTCAAGTATTTATATATTCTTCTAAACAATAAAAATACCCAAGGGTATAAAAATGGTAACACGGCCAAGAATATATACAGTGGAATACGATTCTCCAATAACAATCTATCAGATGTAAATAATAGTATAATGAGTATTACGTACAAACAATAATATAAAATATTCAAATAATAATTTATCTTATACAATCGTTCATATTCTTTATCTCTGTATTCTATCTCTCTATATATTGTGTTTGAATCATATTCTGGAATGTATTTGTCTATAACATTCATAATTGGTTTATCAACAGTAAGAACTTGATTCAATACATGTATATTTTCAATCGCCTTGCTGTAATCTTCTTCATTATAATCCATACTATCGCGCTTAGAAACCTTTAAAAATTCAAGTCTAAACTGAATCAAATTATTATATATCTCTCCACCGTACTTTGACGTAAAATAGTTGGCCTCAATGTCAGTAATTTTATTTGGGTATGCGTTTTCGCTTTCAACGGATTGATAATATGAATTTCGTATATCATCCAATTTTTTAGGATCAGTAGGGTCTGGGGTTGTGGACTTTTCATCAACTAATGGTTTACAATATTGTTCCTTAGTAACAGTTCGTCCTGTTATAGGATCAACTATTTTACTATCTTTATCTCCCATCTAATATAAAGTACATATTTTATGATGCACAAGTAGGTAAATTAGACAATTCAGCATCGTTATAAGTATTCTTGAAATTTACTGGATTACCTGGACTGTACAAGAATTTATGATCATATTCATCAAAATTAGTGCTATCTCTAAGGAATATATTAAAAAGATCACGTGCAATAAAAAAGAACATGATTAAAAATAATATACATATGTAGATAGTATAAAATAATAACGAAAAAAGTTGTTTATTGTACAACAATGTTCCAATTAATGCTAAGCAGCAAAAAAATACAACGGTTTGTAAAATTCTGGTTTCTGCTTGAAACTTTGCAATATAATAACGATCTATTTGTACCAATCTATCTTTATTTTTTTTGTCTTGGAACAATCTATCGCCACCTTTTACTTCATATAATGCTCTTATAACAGAATTTGTCATGGCTATATCCAGAGTTAATGCGTTATCATTCGGATTTGATGCATATGCACTATCAAATACATTAGGGTCCATATATAATATAATATATTAAAAGAGTTAATATTAGTAAAAAAGTTGACTTAAAAATTTGGAATTTGCTAAATTCCTAGGGTCCTTTTCTTTACATTTATTTGCACTTATATCTACGTAATCTTTCTCTACTTGACCGGATTTAGGTTTAATTATATTGCCCGGTCCGTAATCAAGTTCGTCAAAGATCATATTGTCTCGCCTAAAAATATCATAATATAAATAAATCACAATCAGTGAACTGACTGCAATAATAAAGCCAACGATTATCATGTAAGCAGGCGTGTCAAAATAACTGGATGTTTTATTAAAAAATGTTAAAATAAATATTAATACACACACCGATATGATAAAAATCAAAATATTATTTTGTGCCTTATACTTTTTGTAGTAATATGTATTCCACCTAGTTACTTTAATATTTTCATTGTCTAAATTAGAGATGTATCTTAAATCTTTTTTTAAAAGATCAAACTGTGCCATTATTTTTCCATGTTCATCATACATAATTGGTTCATCCAAATAATCTTGTCCCATTATAAATGAAAAATACTTTAATTTCGGGCATAATTCACTGTTATTA